TGCAGCCGCGCAACCTGATCATCAACGTCCCGCCTGGCGGTACTAAGACAGAGTTCTTTTCTGTTCACTTCCCGGTGTACGTGAACACGCTGGTCCGCGACGGCAAGCTCAATCGGTTTCGTAACCTGAACATCTCTTACGCTGACACCTTGGTGAAGCGTAACTCCCGCCGAACCCGCGACATCATTGCCAGCGAGCCTTATCAAGCCCTGTGGCCTTGTTCGTTCGGGGTCAATCAGGCGGAAGAGTGGGAGATCGTCGATGACAAAGGCCGCTCGATTGGCCAGACGGTATCCAAATCTGCTGGTGGCCAGATCACTGGTGGCCGGGGCGGATATTTCGGCCCGCTGTTCTCTGGCGTCATCATGCTGGACGACTTCAACAAGCCGGTGGATATGTTCAGCGAGACGAAGCGCAACAGCGCCAACCTCATGCTAACAAACACCATCCGCAGTCGGCGTGGCGACAAGTCCAAGGACAACGCCACGCCTATTGTCAGTATCCAGCAGCGCCTGCACACCCTGGACGCCACTGGCTTCATGATGTCCGGTGGCATGGGATTAGAGTTCAAGCACATCTGGATACCGGCCCTGGTCGATCAGGTGTATCTGGACAGCCTGCCTGAGCCCTGGCGCGCTAAATGCTGGGACACGATCAAGGACACTGATTCAATTGAGGTTGGCGGAGTGCGGTACTGGTCCTACTGGCCAGAAATGGAGTATGTCGGCGACCTGGTGGCGCTGTGGGAGCGTGACAACTACACGTTCACCTCGCAATACCAGCAGAAGCCCGCGCTGCTCACTGGTGGGATATTCGACACAGACTGGTTCGGCACCTACACACGGGCGCCACACCTGGCCTACCGTGCGATCTACGTGGACACCAACAGCGGTAAGGTCAACGATTACAACGACTATACCGTGTTCACCCTGGTGGGCATGGGGGTGGACGGCAACCTGTACGTACTTGATGTTGAGCGGGGAAAGTGGGATCCCGAAGACTTGCTCAACAAGGCCATTGAGCTATGGGACAAATGGAAGCCGTACGACCGTCGCCGACCAATGCCGATCCGAGATATGGGGATTGAGGATAAACAGGCTGGGCAAGGCCTTATCACCACACTTAAAAAGCGTAAAGAGATACCTATCAAGGAAATCCCGCGCGGCGAAGGACAGAATAAGCTGGTTCGAGCACTCAACGTGGTACCGCAAATCAAGACTGGCAAGGTCTTCATTCCTGCGACATACGATGAAAATGGCGAACGACTTTCACATGTGCTTTATGCCGACGGATCTATAGCTGGGTCAACTTCCTGGGTACCCACCGCCCTTGCTGAGTTTGCCGCATTTAGCGCCGACGACAGCCACGACAACGATGACATCGTTGATACCTGGATGGACGCCATCAGTGACAACCTCATTGAGGGGGGGCATCTAGATTATGGATCATGGCTGTGAAGCCTGAGTGACCCACCCAACATGAGGCTTTCATCATGAATAACGGTTGGAACTGGAGCGGGCAAGGTAAGTGGTACATTTACTGGGCGCCTACGGAGGAGCTGTTAGGCAGTAATCGCCGGAGGATGTCTGCAGTGGCCACCACGCTTGAAGTCGCCATTCAATCCTACGACCGATTCAACATGGACGAGACCGGCTACAAGATTCTTATCGAGCAGTTGCAGCCCACGGTGGCCTCTGAAATAACCTCGATATTCGTTGCATCCGGTGTATGGGACAGCACTTTGGAAGAATTCCTTGCCGCTTCTGGCGTCACCTCGTAACCAGTCAGGCATTTCATGAAATCAAATAAACCGAGACTGCGGCCTGACAAGGCTGGTGGTTTCAGCATGGTCACGCGCGATGGATTAGTGAACCTTTACACCGGTCTTGGTACTGGGAGGGACAGTCGCACGGGGGCAAGCTTCCAGTTCGGCACCTACCAGGATTTCGTTCAGTACGAGGCGGCTTACTCGGAAAACTGGATCGCCCGAGACATTATCGACATTCCCGTGGACGATGCGACCCGTGAGTGGCGGGAGTTTCAGCACCAAAACGCTGATTTGATCATGGCGGAGGAAAAGCGCCTTTGCATCCAGCAACGCTTCCAAGAAGGCATTAAATGGGCTCGACTCTACGGCGGCGCAGTGATGGTGATGTTGACCGATCAGGATCTCAGCAAGCCCCTGAACATCAACCAAGTCAAGAAAGGATCGCTCAAGGCCATCCGCGTCATTGACCGGATGTATATCAGCGGCCAGGACTGGAACTACACGGATATCCTGGCAGAGAATTACATGCTGCCGAACTATTACCTGCTCTACGGCGGAGCCACGCGGATTCACTATTCGCATTTGGTGCGGCTGCCGGGTGCAATGCTGCCCATGCGCCTGCGCCAACTCAACGGCATGTGGGATGACAGTGAGATGCGGCGCTGCCTAGAAGACTTGCGCGATGTCGTCGAGTCAAAAGGCGGCATTGCCAAGCTGATTCAGACGGCAAACGTTGACACCGTCACCGTTGAAGGCCTGAAAAGTGCTCTGGCGGCTGGAGACACCGAGAAGTCGACTATCGACCGCTTTAAGATCTTCAACCTGATGAAGTCAGCCCACTCGTTGGCGCTGCTCGACAGCAAGGAGGTGTTTGATCGCAAGGGCGTAACCTTCGGAGGCTTGGGCGATATCCTTACGGTGCTGATGACATGGATATCTGGCGCCGCTCACATTCCTATGACTCGCCTCTGGGGCGTTCAGGCCAAGGGGCTCGGGAATTCCGGCGAAGGCGACATGGACAACTACTACAACGGTCTGAGAGGCAAGCAGGAAGGCCCCTATCGGCAAGTACTGGAGCGATTGGATCAGGTTTTGGTTCGATCAGCGCTGGGCGAGTTCCCTGCCGACTACGAGTTCCAGTGGAGACCACTCGATCAGCCAGACGGTTTGGAGCTAGCTCAGACGCGCAACGCCAACGCACAGGCGGATGATATCCGAATCGCTCAGGGTGTTCCGGCTTACTTGGTCATGCAGAAGCTCAATGCGTCCGGGGAGTTCGATATCCCCGAGGAAGAGATCAAGCATATGGAGACTGCTCACAATGCTCAGCGTACAGGCGAAGCAATCGACCGAAAGCCCGTATCAATCGCGGGCGGTGATCCGGCCGACGAGAAAGGCTGAGGCGTTTTATCGTCGGCAGTTGCTTGATTTAGTTGATGCCATGGCCCTAGCAGTACGCGATCGTATCGTGCCCAACCTGAGAGCCAACTGGGAGGCCAGAAGTCTGGCGTCCAAGCATCTCACTCAGGATGCGTCCTACTCTGACCTTCTGGTGGAGCTGATCGCCTCAACGGCGAACATGTTCCTCAGCATCGACCTGCGCGGTAGTGCTTATCGACCAAAAGCCAAGCCACCAGCCAGCAAGATCCGCCGACAACGACGCCCTGTCGAGTCGCCGGCGGAGCAAGTCGCTCTGCATGCGGTTGAAATGGCCGCAGATGAGGCAGATGAGCATTTGGTCAAGGAGTTGCGCCGCACTGTCAGGATTGACGCTCAGGCCTTAATGACCAGTGAGGGCGTTAATGACTACATCGATGCAATGGTCGCCAGCAACGTTGCCGAGATCAAGTCGATCCCTAAGGAGTTTTTTGCTGATGTAGAGCAAGTAATTCTCGATGGGTATGCCAACGGGGTATCTCTAAAGCCACTGATGGATCAGTTGCAGCAAAAGGTTGAGATCAGTGACCGCAAGGCCCGGCTGATCGCTGCTGACCAAATGAACAAGGTCAACAGTGATGTTGAGCGTCGGCGAATGGTGAGCATCGGTATCAGCCGCTACAAGCATTCCACCTCAAAGGATGAGCGCGTCAGTGGCAACCCTGCAGGGCGTTACCCGAACGCCAAGATCAGTTGCTTTGGAATTTCGCAGCAAGACATTGGTTATGGGCCAGGCATCTACCTACTGAAAGACGGCGCCACATGGAAGGGGCAGAAAGGCCTGTTTCCTGGTCGATGTCATATCAAATGCCGATGCACTTTCACCCCTCAGATAGAGGGATTCGATTATTGAGCCCTGCTGATGCGGGGTTTTTTATGCCCGGAATCTAAGCATGAAACTCAAGGTTCAAGACAAGAGCGCCTCGCTGGGGAGTCGCCGCGAATTCACTGATAACGGCTATTTGAAAGTGCCGGGGCGGGTGGCCAGAGTTGGTGTGCAGAACTACTTCGCAATGGAGTTCGACTACCAAGCCATTAATACGCAATTCGGCCTGTCTCTCAAACCAACTGACGTCATGCGCGTCTATCGCCCGCCCGAGTCGGTATTTGATCCGATATCACTCCAGAGCTACGACAATGCCGATATCACCGTAGAGCACCCTGGAGACTTCGTGGGCGCCGAGAACTACATGGGGACTTCGGTAGGCCATGTGATGAGCGAAGGGCGTCGTGATGAAACAGATCCTGACTGGGTAGTCGTTGATCTTCTGATCAAAGACGGCTTCGCAATCAAAGCGGTCGACTCTGGGAAGGCGGAGCTAAGCGCTGGGTATGAATCTGAGTACGACTACCGTCCTGGCTTAACTCCGTCCGGCGAGGCGTATGACTTCATTCAGTCCGGCCCTGAGATTAACCACGTCGCGTTATGCGGCAAAGCTCGAGCGGGCCATCGCGCCCGCCTTTTTGACTCACAAACAAAGGTAATTGAGATGCCGAAGGTAAAACTCTTCGACGGCGCCATGGTAGAGGTCCCGGACGAAAATACACAGACGATCATCCAGAAGGCCATCGACTCGTTGGCCGGCACCCTGGATGCGGAAAAGTCCCGTGCCGACAAAGCTGAAGCCACCCGCGACTCGCTTGATGGTGAGCTGACCACCCTGAAGGCCAAGGCCAGTGATTCGGCCTTGGCTCAACGTGTGACCCTGGTGCTTGCCGCTCGCGACTCGGCTGTACGCCTGGCGGGCAAAGAATTCACTACCGATAGCTGCGATCCCATCGCCATTAAGGCTCAGGCCCTGGAGGTTGTTGGTGTGAAGTGCCGCAATGCAGAAAAGTGGGCTGACGCCTCTTCTGCTTACATCGAGGCGTTCTTCGACTCGGAGATGGCGCGCAAGGAAGAGGACGATGAAGATGAAAGCGACAAGAAGCAAAAGGCCAATGATTCACTGAGCGGCCTGGCCAAGGATCTTTCCGTAGCCAAGCCTAAGGGCGGAGCAACGGCTCAGCAGACCCGTGACTCCGACTACCAAGCGTTCCTCGATAAGCGCTACGCGACCCAGGAGGTTAAGTAATGGCTATTGCACAAGATGAGTTCGACATCTATCGCCTGGATGCCTACGAAGGTCAGATTGGCACCATCGAGATTAATCGGGTGTCTTCTGGCGTAGCGGGTACTGACATTGCTTTTGGCCGTGCTGTCGTACGAGATGCTGCAACCGGTCATGTTGTGCCGTGGACAGCCAAATCAAACGCCTGGGATCTACTGGGCATCTCTGTGCGCTCGCAGACCGGTAACAGCGTACAAATGCCTCAGTACGGAAATACCTATCCAATCACCACTGCTGGTTATTTGGCAGGGCAGAACCTTTCCTACATGACCAGCGGCGCTATCCGCGTCATGTGCGTGGATGGCGCCCTAGCGGGGGACGAGGTTTCCATCGTCACTATTGCAGGCGCCAACCTCGGGCGCTTCACTTCCAAGACTGGCGTAAAAATCCCATTCCTTCGTTGGAAGGACGACGTGACCGCCGGCGCCATTGGCTGGATTGAACTCAACGGCATCTTCTCCGCCTCCGGCGTGTAATAAGGACCTGAACACATGAAAAACCTTCCACGTATGAGCACCTTCGATACCGATCCGACCGCCGCTCTGTCGTTCTTGACTCAGCAAGCGGCCTATATCGAGGCAGAGGTGTATCGTCAGGAATACCCACAGTACAAGTACCCCCAACTGGTACCTCTGGACAACAGTGCTCCCGATTGGGCACAGGTCGTCGGCTTCCGTTCGGTCAACAGCCGTGGCGAGATGAAGCTGTTTGGGCCGAAGTCCACTGACGTGCCGACTGTTGAAATCGCGTCGACCATGGGCTTCCACGAAATCCAAACCGGTGCGCTCGGCTATGAGTACAGCATCGAGGAGCTAGGTTATGCACAGCTCAACGGCATCAATATCGACAACGAGCGCGCTATTGCTGTGCGTGACGGTGTCGAGAAGGGTCTGAACCAGATCTACCTGCAGGGCGGCCTGATCACCGGTGCCAACGGCAAGACCCAGGCTGTAGGTGAAGGTCTGTATACGGGAACCAACGTTTCGCGTATCGACCTGGCCGGTACCATCGCTACACTGGTTGCGGCCGGTAACGCGCAAGGTGTGCTGGATGTGTTCTCGAACGCATACAACCAGGTCTACCTGGTCAATACCAACACCGTCCACGTGCCGACAGCATTCGTAATGCCTCCCAGCACTTACTTGCTCCTCAAGCGCACCCTGATCAATACAGGGAACGCCAGCAACTACACGTTCTTGATGTTCCTCCAGCAGAACTTCCCGGACATGCTATTCCAGGACGACATCCTGTTGGAAAAGGCGGGTAAGAACGGTACTAAGCGCCTGGTCACGTACAAGAAGGATATCCGCGTGGTGAAAGGCCATGACGTGATGCCCCTGCGCTTCCTGGCGCCGGCAACTGCCGACAACGTCAACTTCAAGGTGCCAGCCATCTGCCGTACCGGTGGTGTCGAGTGGCGCATTCCAAAAGCTGCCGCGTACTTCGACGGCCTTTGATGCGCGGGGCTTCGGCCCCTTTTCGCGAGGAAATGCGACATGGATATCACCTCTGATGTGGTGGACGCCTTTCGAGGCGCCTATCCCGAGTTCGCCGACACAGCCGTGTGGCCCGTCGGCCAGGTGCTGATCGCTCTGCAAGATGCAAACAACGAAACAGGTTCGCGCTGGGGGGCTTATGCCATCCCAGTACGCTCCATCAAGCAGCGCGGAATGTTTGCATACGCGGCCCACGCACTGGCCCGCAGGAAGATGCAGGCCCAACAGATGGAGTCTGGGGCAATCCCTTCGGCAAGCTCTCAGGTTTCCGGAAAGTCTGTTGGTGATGAGTCGACCAGCTATGCGGTGAGCGCGCCACGCTATGCCGAGTCTGTGGCTGATGGCGATCTTTACCTGACAGCATATGGCAAGGAGTTCTTGCGCCTTCGCTCGCGCATCATCGGACCAGTAATGGTGTAGCTATGGGGTTCAAGGTCAATGTGAGCGGGCAAACCAAGGCCCAGATGCGCAAGACGCTGGAAAAGATCCAATCACGCGTGCGTACTCGCGCGGTGTCTATCGGTATACCCGCAGGCTCAGGCAACGACGGAGATATGACTGTCGCTGCTCTGGGGGCAATTCATGAGTTTGGCGCAACGATTGATCACCCTGGCGGCACGCAGTACGGATACAACAGTGTGGACGATGCGCATGACGGCAAGGTTCGGTTCCAGGGCACAGGCAAGGGTGTCATGGCCCTTGGCGTGACAGGGCCTCACCAGATCATCATTCCAGAGCGTTCTTTCCTGCGCGTGCCACTACGGGCGCATACGGAGGACATCAAGAAGGTCTGGAGGGCAATTATCCCAAAGATCATCTCGGGTGAGCTGACTCTGCTCAATGGCCTTCATCAGCTTGGAGCCAGAGCTTCCGGTTTCTGTCGAGATGCAATCAAGGAGGGTATTGACCCGCCAAACGCTGACTCAACAATCCGGCAAAAAGGCTCCAGCAAGCCGCTAATCGACCACGGCATCCTGGTCAGCAAGATCACCTATCGAGTGGAGAGTTAACCATGCTCACAATGGAAGGGCATATCGACACAGAATTCAACTCGACGCCCAAAGGCGGGGTGTGGCTGGTTCGAACGACGACTGGCGATTACACGGGCCCTGGCGGTACGTGGCAGGACGCTGGAGAGCCGACAAGATCTGAGCTGAAGCTGGTGAATATCCAGCAGGCATCTCCTAAAAGTGTCGAGCCAATGATGTCTACCTCAGGGGCTTTCAACCCGCAGGACTGGCGCGTCATTCACTTGAACGATGGGACGCTACTGAGTCCGGATGACTCGGGGGAGTTTGCCGACCTGCTGGAGTTTTCAGATGGCTTGGCGATGCGTCAATGGCGGGTTCGTCAGTGCGACAACAGGCCTTGGCGAAGCTACTGCCGCGCCATTGTCGAGCGCTATAGGGGGGCCGGGTGAGAGACATAAACGAACTCAACCCCACTCTTCATCAGCTCGTTTGCCTACTTTCCGGCGCTGCCAGCAACAGGGTCATCCTGGCCAATCAGGGTCGACCAATGCCGGGTGGGACTGAGCTTTCTGGCTCCTACTTGTTGGTTCCTATACGGGCATACGGCTGGCCAACCTTCAGCCACACAGATGTTCCAGCGGTTGAGCCGGTAGTTCCGAGCCTTGAGGCATGGACCGACTACAGCACAACCATGCGCACAACGATGGTTTTTCAACTCTCAGTGAACCTATTCAACGAGGGTGCCGGAACGGCGGTGCTGAGTTTTCCCAACGGAAATTTCCGCCCAGACGTGATTTCGCTGTTGCGCAGAAACAAGATCGGCTGGTTCAGAACGAGCAATCCGAGAAACCTCACGGCGTTGCAAAACGCCGGTATTCAGCCGCGCTACCAGTGCGATCTAACCCTCTATGCCGAAGTTGAAACCACCTACGCCGTCCTGCGCGCCGCGGGCTTCACGCTCGAAGTAACCGACGCCATGACACAACAGAAACTCCAATCAGGACAATACAATGGCAGTTGATATCTCCAGCATCGTCCCCGTGTCGGTGTCGATCTCCTCGTCTGGACTTGCAAGCGCGGACTTCGCCAGTTCGGTGGCGTTTGCCGATCTAGGCGACCTGGCCAACGAGGTAGTTTTCCCGGTCAACACGTACCGCGATTACACCGCTCTTACAAACATCATCGCCGATTTCGGCACCGACTCTGAAATCTACAATCTGGCGGCGCCATACTTCGCCAACAAAACGCGCTCGCCAACGTTCACGGTCTTCATGAAGTCGAGCTACGACGATGACCCAGCCACTGTTGCCGCGCAGCTTGATGCATCTGGGGTGTGGCGCTACAACCAGTTCTTCAAAAACGACGACATCACTACCGATAACGTCGCGAATCTAGCGAAATGGTCTGATAGCGCAAACCGTGCGGTATGGGTAAATATCAGCGATGCCGCCGCAGTCACGCCGGGGTCAACCACTGATCTGGTGTCAATGATCTCAGGTTTAGGCTCCCGGCATCTGTTCATGGGGTTCCGAGCCCCCTCTACGTTGGAGGGCGATGATACTCAGGGCTATCCGATGAATGCCTTGGCCGGAAAGTTCACGAAATGGAACCCGGCCGGTCGTAATACGGCAATTACTGGCGAATACCAGAATCTGCTGGGCGTCACTGCCGACTCACTATCACCTACCGCGATCGGCATTCTAAAGTCCAAGAAGTGCGTCTACTTTTCCAAGGTCGTATCCAGTGGCAATGCCACCGGCTGTATGGCAATGAATACCACCTCTCCATCCTCTTATGGCGAGTGGATCGATGATGTCGTGGGCGTGGATATGTTGGGCAATGCGCTGCAGGTGGGGCTTTTCAATTGGCTGGTACAGCCTCAGACAAAGCGCGGCCTAGACGCCAAGAACTTCGCTGGCGCCATCACGTCGGCCGGCAACGTTTGCAAGCAGTACTTCGAGAATGGCTTCCTCGGTGCCGGTTATATCGTGGATCCCGATACCGGCAAGGAGCGCTACCTTGCTAACGGCTATTGGATTAACAATGATCCAGCCGAAATCGAGCGTATGACCACTGCCCAGCGACAACAACGAAAATACCCCGTGCTGAACGTCTATGTGTTGCGCGATGGCGCAGCGCATTTCATCCCAGTCAGCCTCTACGTGGAGTAACAGTACATGGCAATGTTTGACTACGGAGCCGCTGGCGCCAACCTGTCGATCAACGGCATCACTATCAGCTCATTTGGTGACGCTGACCCGCCCATTGTGATCGAGGATATTGAACCTCGCTCGGTACTTAAGCGCGGTACTGGTGGCAAGGCGGTACGGCTCGACAACGTGACTCGCGCCAAGCGCCTGACCATCCATCTGATGCCAGGTGCCGATGAGGCGCGACAGATCATTGCTCTCGATAAGTCACGTGTCGATTTCTTCGGCATGTTCAGTCAGTCAGGCGCAAGCGAGAGCGTCGCGTTTTTCAACGGCATTTTAGTAAATCGTGGGCAGCTCGGGCGTGGCGGTAAAGCGAGCGCTTCCGATGAACAGTTTATCTTTGAGTTCAACGACTCCGAAGAACACTAGCCCACTGTTTGGGCGTCTCGGCGCCCGCTTTTTCTAAGGATTACCATGGCTCGTTCAATTTCTCTGCAAATCGGTAACGCTCAATACGGCGGCGCCACGGCACCAGCCAAAGCCCAGGAAGAAATGCTACATCTGGCGGTGAATGTCGGCCTGATTTCCTATCTAAACGACAAGACCCCCTCCAGTGATGCTGAGCTTGTGTTTGCCCTGCTGCGTGCGCCGTTCGACGCCGTACAGCGCCTGACGACCTTGGCGCTGCGCAACGGGGCTGATGAACTGATCAAGCGTGACGATGGTCAAGGGAACCTCATCCTCCCGATCGGCCCCAACCTGTTTCAGGACAACATCCAGTTCTACTATTTATTGGTGGCTAAGGTGCTCAGGGAGAACCTGAAGGGTTTTTTCGAGCTGCTCCCTCCCGGCGAAGAAGAGCCGAAGGACGGAGCATAAGCAAAACCAACTGGTTTCTCTGGCGTCCGTGCGTGGCCTCTGCTGCATGCAAGGCGCCACTGGCTCGCTACGAGCAGATGATTGACGGCTCTTTGGATTTGGGTGATGTGATCGAGATGCACAATGTGCTCGATGAGCTTGATGGCATGTATGAGCGGGTGATGAGCGCTGCGGGCAATCGATGAAAATTCGTGTTGATCGCCTCAATCAGCGCACCTGAAAAAGCCCGCACTCGGCGGGCTAGTACGCTGGCTTCAGGCAAGGGAGCGTTCTTCGCGCTCAGGGACAAGACGGACCTCTACTCGCTGACCGAGTGCGCGGGCGGCACTGGCGAGAGTGGCTAGCGTCATTCCTGCATCGTTCTGATCCAGCGCGCGGTCAACTGCGGTGCGGCTGGTGTGCATGCGCTCCGCCAGAGCCTTCTTGGTTACGTGCTGGGCCTTCATTGTCTCGGCAATCTGCCAAGAGATAACGCGCTTGAGAGCAGCAGCAGAAACCTCTTCCGCCAGTCCCTGCTCAGAAAGGAAGTCGTCGAAATCAGAGCCGATATGCTGGTTCATTACTTTTTCCTCTTCAGTGCAGCTTTGCGCTTCTTGGCAGCTTCCAAGTCAGTCGCAGGAGTTTTGTCGCTTTTCTTGATAAATCCGTGGAGCAAAACCATCGTACTGCCCACAACAGTGAATAGAACTCGTGCAATGCCGTCCTTCAGGTGGATTCTGATCTCCCAAAGGTCATCCCCCATTTTGCGGACTACTGGCATGCCTATAGGCCACCCAATCTGAACTGTCTTAATATCGGTACCGACGGCTTTTCTGTCGTCCTTGGCAAGAGCGGTAATCCATTCGCGAACGGGCTCGTTGCCCGCTTCCGTGCAGAAAAAGTTAACGCTCAAAGTCGGTGGTTTTTTATTCATGGGTGGAGTGTACCAAAAAAGGTGCTCTATTCAACTGATTGTTGAATAGATGGATCTGCGAACCATTCGGTGCGGCTTCGGGGACTTCGGATTCGACGGACATGAAAAAGCCCGGCGGGCCAGGCTGGCAGACAAGCTTCGGTCAGGGCTTCCAGCAGTGATTGCTGGCGGCGTATCGCGTTAAACCTCAGTTTCGTACTAGTTATCGCCCCGCCAGCCGGGGCTTTTTTAGGCCTGGAGAAAAGTAAATGTCTGACGAATACATCGACTCGCTGCTTGTAAAGCTTGGGATCGCTGTTGACCAGGCCAGCTTCACCAATGGCACCAAAGCGGTGAACGGCTTGGATAATGCCATTAATCGAGCTGCTCGCGAGCGGGGCAAAAATGGGGTCGACCAATTTGGCAAGAACATGGCGACGGTTGGCCAGAACGCCAAGGGCCTGGAGCAATACGTTGATAAATTCGATAAAACCGTTGGTCGCACCCCTCGTTCTCTCGGCGTTTTGCAAAGCCGCCTGGGCTCAGCTACTCAACAGATGGCTGGGTTTCGCAAGGAGACACAGGCTGCCGTAGCGCTCCTCTCTCGTGGCGCCTCTGCCACCGGCATGGGGCCTTTGGCGGGCGGCATGTTTTCGATGATGGCTGGTGGTGGTCCTTTGGCCATGGCTGCCGCGGGTATTGGCGGCCTGATCACCAATGCCAGCATGTTTTCCGGGCGCGTCTTAGAAACCAACAACAATGCTCAAGACCTAAACGTTTCGATGGCGGACGTCAACAATCTCAATAGTTATGGCAAATCAATTGTTGGAAATGATGGAGTTGGCACTCAGCTCCTTGCAGCCGCGAAAAAAATACAGCTAGGCGCATCACATGGAGAAATGCCGCTGGGGGAGGCGCTATTCGGCGCGGTCCCCGGAGACTTTGCTGGCTCTCAAAGTAAGAAGCCGCTTGAGGTGTTGGACATCATACAGCGGCAGCTTCGCAGCACTAACGACCCCCTAAAGCGGCAAGGAATTGGAAGCTCTCTCGGACTGGATATGAATGCCGTTAGGGTTGTGACTGGTGATTACAGGGCGGGGATGGAAAAGTACAACGTGCCGGGTTCTAACCCGAACAATGATGATGTAAAGGCAGCTCAGGAGCACGCTGCAGCCATGGCATTGCTCGGCAAGGAATTCGACAAGCTGACGAATTCGCTGGGCAGAGAGGTTCTCCCATCGCTGACGGGGTTTGTTGATCGGGTGAATGGCATGTTTTCAAAGGGTGGGCTGGTAGATAAAGCAAGTGATTTCGCCCAAAAACTTAAAGATGGCGATGTGAAGGGGGCTGTAGGGATATTGAAGGAATCTGATGTTCCTGGCGCTAAGCTCGCCCTCGATACCTACAACACCGCAGCAAAAGGCGACATTATTGGCGCATACGCCGGGGCCTATAAAAGGGTTGTTGGCGGTTATTATGGAACGGTGGTCGATCACGTTCCTGGTTTCGTAAAAAACCTTGCAGGGAAAGGTTATGACGCCGTTTCTGGGGGAGTGAAAGGCTACCTCGGCGCCCATGACGACCGTATCAAAAACCTTTGGATGCTGAGCCAGGATCCTTTAGCAAAAAAGTATCGCGAAACCCCAAACGGGCGATTAAGCCTTGCGATGATGCAGGCCGAGTCAGCTGGAAATAATTCGGCAGTTTCGGGAAAACATGCATTCGGCATCAGTCAGGTTATGCCAGGAACCGCCGCAGACCCTGGGTTTGGCTTGTCACCGCTTTCGGCAAATGCAACGAGAGAGCAGAGAGCCAAGCATGGCAGTGATTACCTTATGGCGATGATTAAACGCTATGGAGATACCGATAAGGGGCTTGCTGCTTACAACTGGGGGCCTGGAAACCTTGATAAGGATCTCAGAGCGAACAAGGATGCGTGGCATGATCACTTGCCATCGGAGACTTCTGGCTACCTTGCTACAGTCCATAGAAATATGGAGATATTGGATTCTGCGCTTCCACGCTTACGCCCTTTAGTACGCCATTCAGATGGTGCGATGCTGCCGGGTGGTGCGCCAGAGACCTACAACATGGTTGCCAATCCCCCCGCGCCACTAAGCATAACTCCTGCGCAGAACCAGCAGAGCGCTCCAGAAGGCCACACTATTCACATTGATGCTCGTGGATCGACCGATCCGCATCAGGTGACTAGCGAGGCTATCAAGGCCCTCAATCAGCAACTTCAGGGTCAGCTGACCATCACGCAGTCCCACTACAGCATGGATCTTGACCAATGAGCATTGCTGCAATTTTCATGAATCAAGTACCCACGCTTGGGGGGGATGGGCTTTCGCCTTTGATATTTGATGCCGTGTTGTCGGAGATGCAATATGCCTCAGCCCGACTTTCACAGTATCCCCTGGAGAGTGGGGCGATTGCTTCCGACCACGCGGTACAGTTTCCGACAATGCTTACGATCACTGTAGGCGTCAGCGATAACCCCTTCAAGGTACTGATGGCGGAAGCATCGAGCGCCGCGAATGTGGCTGGGTCAACACTTATAGGTGGGGTCACAGGTATCGCAGCCTCACACCTTCCAGCTTCTGCGCTGGCAGTGATAGGGCTCGGTATGGGGGCAAGCCTTGCGAGCACCTATGCAACAAGATCAACAACCACCAAGAATGCGCTGCACAAACTGAAAGCAACCGGAGCGCTGCTGAACTTCGTGGGCACCAAGGAAACCTACAAAAACGTGGTTATCGTTGGAGTCCGAAACGTCATCGACAAGCGCTCAGAGCTAGGCGGGATCTTTCAGATCGACCTTGTTCAGCCGCTCATAATATCCAATACAGGGACCGGCTCTATTAATGTCCTGCTTGGTAGTGGGACGGAATCCACTCAGGGTCAGAGCACGGCAAACGTTGGCATGCAGGTTCCTACATGACGACAAAAATCATATCGCTGCCTAGCGGTTACAGCTATTTCACCTTCCAGTCTGCACTTGGAAGCAATGTATACACATTCAACGTCCGCTGGTTGACACGATTTTCCTATTACGTGGTGTGTATGTACGACTCAACTGGAGCACCTGTATTTCAAGGGCGCGGCCTACATCCAAATATGGATCTGTTGTCTGGCCTGCAGCTTGGTGTTGGATCGCTGTTTCTCAGGGGGGAGGCGGCTACCGTAGCTAACCTTGGAATCAGCAACACACTGACCTGGGAGTATTGAACGTGACGTTGCTATATGGACGCTATTACGAGGTAAAGCTTTACTCCAGTACCTCGGGTGAATACCTGAAGATAACCGCTCCAGTTCAGATACAGTTTCGTGTCAGCTATTATCCATATGCGGTAAAGGGTACGGCAGAGATCACGCTTTACGGCCTTAATATGGCCTCAATGGATCAGATTATCTCCAAGTACGATAGGGTCAAGTTGGTGGCTGGGTACGTAGGTGGCTATGACACGCTCTTCGATGGAAATGTCTTCACTCCCAGTAAGGGGAAATACGGCGCAGATCAATATCTGCTGTTGTATTGCTCAATGTTTGGCAGGGATGAGTCTTTGGCCCACACTAACACCACCTGGGGGGCCGGCACGCGAGTCTGTGACATCGTCAGCGAAATCGCTTCGAGTCTCGGCGTCCCGGTCACCTTTGTTCCGCCGGTTGACTCGACAGAGAATACGTTCTGGCCCTCCCTCGGACGAGTCCAAAGACTTTCAATTTCCGAGCGATCTTATAGAGCCCTGGACAATCTTGGAGATTCCCACGGCTTCTTCGTTTATAGGCTAGCAGACAGGGTGCTGATAATTCCTGGGACGGCCCACGGAAGCGGTGTAGTTCATGAAATATCAGCGGAAAACGGCATGGAGGGCTCGCCTCTATTCACAACCGGACCCACGGTAAATGTGGTTACACGCCTCAACCCAAAGTTATGCCCTGGCGATGAAATTGTCGTGAAAAGTCGGTATAGCGTGGTTTCCGCGCAAGGCGCTAATACCATGGATCAAACGCAGTTCACCCAAACTAAGTCGGGCCGCTATTATGCAAGCTCTATCATTCACGTGGGCGACTTCTACGGAGAGACGTGGTCGACCTCGGTTCAGGGATTTGTTAATGGTGTAAATCACAATCCGGTCACTACGGGAGATGACAATGGTTGATCGTCACCTTGAGCTTACTGATGCATTGAACATGTCATTCAAGAGTGGTATCGCTAAAATATACACAGGCATGCCCGCAACCTTGATTGCGTATGACCCAGGTAGTCAGCGGGCCCAACTTCAGCTGGGGATCAAGCGCCGGCAGAAAGGCGTATGGACTGATTTGGCAATACTCACCGATGTTCCCGTTGGATTTCCAGGCTCACAATCGTGGGCCTTTTTTTCGGCCTTAAGTAATGGGGATGAGGGATGGGCTCACTTTTCGCAGCGGTGCATAGATGAGTGGCTCAGTAGTGGTGGGTCAGTAAGACCGGTAAGTCTGCGAATGTTCGACAAGACCGACGCCATGTTTCAGCCAGGTGTCCGCTCATCTAAAACCTCTTTTTCGCCCATGCCCAATATCGGGGCAGGGATCGCGAACAAATCCGGCTCTGTTTCAATTACAGCAACTGATGGTGCTATCGACTTGAAAGTCGATGGCACATCAATCGTTGCAACGAAGGGATCCATCACCATGACAGTCGGCGGTCAGCATCTCGTATTGTCATCGTCTGGGCTTTCCCACAATGGCGTCAACATCGGCGCCACACACGTGCATTCACAGGGTAAGGATTCGGGCGGCAACACTGAGCTGGACACCCTGGTGCCACATTAGCGAGAGCTTCAATGATCAGAAACTTCGATGGCACCGATCTGGTAACGAGCGGTGCTCGCACCTTCCTGCATGAAAAAGAAGAGCTGGCGGCCAGCGTCGTTTATGCACTGCGCCAGATACGCACTGAAGATTTTCTCAATCAGGCCAAGGGAACGCCTTGGTTCGATGGAATGCTCGGGAAAACCGACCCTGCGCTTCTGGAGATCCTGATAAAACAATCGGTGCTTCAGTCTCCTCGTGTCGCTCAAATCACAGCATTCAGCCTTGACGTCAATCGTCGAACGCGGACCTATGCCGTATCGCTAACGGTCACCAATGCAAGCGGCCTTGCCGCTACCGTCATCCACACCTCATCGGAGTAATCCATGGCGACAGTTACCAATAGCGGCGTCACCCTGACTACCACCCAGGAATACCTGGCGAAGCTCAAGAGCTTGTACCTGGACATTGATCCTGCGTGGGATCTTGACACCGCTTCCCCGGACGGTATGGCGCTTCAAATATGGGCAGAGACGCTGGGCAATTTGGATGAGCTCATACCGGCGACCTACAACGCGCTGGACCCAAATAGCGCCGTTGGTCTCCAACTTGACCGAATTGGTGCCATCAATAATATTCCGCGAGAGGCTGCTACATATTCCACCTGCAATGTGACCTTCAAAGGGAACGTCGGGGCTGTAATTCCGACTAAAACCCTGCTACGCAATACGCTCACCGATAGCCTGTGGGCAACAGATGGTGCGACCACCATTGATGCTAGTGGAACGACTAGCATAGGCGTTACCTGTACCACCGCGGGTGCACAAGCAGCCAACGTGGGTGAGCTTTCATCACTCTACGGCTCTGTGCCGGCCGGTGTGACCGGCGTGACCAATGCCGCAGCGGCATCAATAGGCAAAGGAAAAGAAAGCGACTCAAACTACCGGTTTCGGCGCAACGCCGCCGTTGCCTCGCGCTCAAGTAATGTGATTGACGCGCTGTACTCGGCAATCTACAGCGTGAGTGGCGTCAAACAGGTCAGAGTCTATGAAAATGATCGCTCAACCCCCGATTCCAACGGGCTGTTGCCGAGGTCCATTATGCTCATCGTCGATGGTGGCGCAGATGCTCATATCCTCGCTGCGTTTGCTTCCGTAAAGTCTCCAGGATGTGGGGACAATACTGAACGTACTGATCTTGATGCCTATAAGGTTACCGGTCTTACGGCTACTCCGAAGGGTAACCCGATAACGCTGACTTTTTTTCGGCCTCAGTTGGTGACGATTTACGAATCCATTTCAATCAGTACCACCACGCTCTCTGAGGCTGATAAAGACATAATCAAAGCCAAAACCGTCTCTTATTCTTTGGATGGATTCGCGCAGACGGCAGGCTTCATCAAGCGCGGGTTTCAGATCGGTGAGAGCGTCACATCGGGGCGGCTTTACACTCCGGTGAACTATGTAGTTGCAGGAGCCGGAATCACCAATACGTTGTATGTCGGAAAAACGCCAAGCACTGTTAACTTGTTGTCTATTCCAATCGCTTACAATCAGCTTGCAACGTTTGATAAGAATAACATTACCATTCATTACGAGTGACTCTCATGCCCGAAACCAATTTCGATTACACGTCGAAGGCACAATCGCGCATATACGGCTGGTACGAGAAGGGGCCAAAGTTAATTAGGTGGATTGACGTCATCCCCCGATTGGTATCGTCGAACCTTGAAATGGCACTTCAAACATTAAATTACATACTTGACTATCAACATCTTACAGGGGCAATGCTTGATATTGTCGGTCGAATTGTTGGCATAAGCGAACGACCTAGAATTGCTATGGCTGCCCTTGAACATTTCGGCTATCTCGGCGACCTGCTTTCCAAGGGCTACAATCAAGCGCCTTACTATGACTCGGAAACCGCCACGCGAACAATGCCAATCCCCGATTATGCATTCAAAGCTGTGATTAGAGCCAAAATTTACAAGAATTCAATTCTTTGTACCGTGGATTCAGTCAAGGAGTCAGTTGATAATATTTTTGGCGTTTCCTGCACAGTGGTTGATAATAAAGATATGACAATGTTGATCAACCTCAACTCATCGTCGTTTAATGGCATGCTTTATTATTTGGCCATTAATTATGACCTTATCCCTAAGCCGTCAGGCGTCGAAATAACTTCAATTAATGGTGGTAAATAATGTCTCGTCCTTCTAGTTATAATCGCCCTTGGGGCCACGGCGCTGACCCGGATCAAATGGGCGGCGAAAGCGCGTCAGCTGATCAGTCAGTAATCACTGCCGGTTGGGTCGGAAGAGTTAATGCGGCGCCCCCGACAGCGCGAATGCAAAATTACTGGCAGGCCCGCGTGGATCTAGGCCTTCAAGAAATCGAACGCCAAGGCTTCTTATCCTGGCGTGTCGACGTGCCCTACACCGTCGGCGCGATGGTTTCTTATGCGGGGAACTTTTTTCAGGCGCTATCAGCGAATTCGGGCATTGCTCCTCAAGGATCCAAGGACGTTGGGATTTGGAGCCTTATTCGGCCTGGAAAATGGCCGACCAGCACGGATAGCATTACCGGTGTGTTACAGGTGGATAAGGGGGGGACTGGGCGTAGAAACGGCATACACTGGATGCACGTTCTAAACAGACCCAAACACCGAGATGGGTACGGAATTATCGATGTTCCTACCAAGGACGAAGTCGATACCGCGCTGATTAAGAAGGCCGACAAAGCAACAACCCTGGCGGGCTACGGAATCACGGATGGCATGACGGCTGCGCAAGTGAATGTCGCGATAGCTGGTAAAGCCAACAAAGCCACTACGCTTGCCGGTTACGGAATCACGGATGGCATGACGGCTGCGCAAGTGAATGTCGCGATAGCTGGTAAAGCCAACAAAGCCACTACGCTTGCCGGTTATGGAATCACTGATGGCATGACCGCAGCGCAAGTGAACGCCGCAGTGAGCAATAAAGCGGATAGAGCAGAAACCTTGGCGGGTTACGGAATCGCTGATGGCGTGACAGCGCGTGAAATGCGATCCGCTATCGCTGGTTTTGCCCCAAGATATACGGTTCCGAATATGCCCAGTCAGCCTGCGTGGCAGGTTCTTGGCGGCCTAGGCGTAATTCCACCAGGCGGAACGTGGGCTTATTTTGAATTAGACATTAACCCAAATACTGGCGGCGTTTTAGTCTGCACCGCGGGCGTCCTTCCTGGAGGCACCCGTACGAGCGCTAATGGTAACGGCCTTGGTTTTGCCTGGAGGATTCAGTAATGGAAAAAATATCAGATGTCACTTATCAACACGCCGATATGGCTCCGCCGATAATGGCGCCCATACTCAAAGACATCCAGCGTAAGCAGGATGGAAGTTATGTTGTTTCCTATAACGGCTCTCCCTACCACGCAACCGAGAACGAGACGCCCGACGTCTATCAGCGCGTTCTGGAAAGCATCAAGGCGGGAGAAAAGGTCGTTGATTACAAGGAGCCCGTTCCCGATGCTCCAGACCCACAAGTATCCGCTTCCAGCGAGCTCCGCCGGCTGCGTGCCGTCGCCGACTATGCGATCACACCACTACAGGATGCGGAGGATGTGGGGGAGGCCACTGCCAAGGAGGCCGCTGATTTGAAGGCCTGGAAGCAATATCGAGTATTGCTGAACCGGGTCTCTGAGCAGCCAGGCTATCCCAAATCCATCAAGTGGCCTGTTGCCCCGGCCTAGCTCCAGCACGAGTAGTGATACCGCCCGAGAGGCGGTTTTTTTGTGCCTGAAAAAGCAAAACCCCCGACGCTGCAAACGTTCGGGGGTTTTTGTTTCCACCCCTTGAAGAACGCAAGAGGAGGAACATTTTTGAAGTATAGCAAAGGGATACTCAAATTGAACAACGAAGGCCTTGAACTTCAGACCGCGTTATCGCCGTGGCTCCGATTCTGCATCGGCCTCGCCATCGTCATGCTGGCCACCGTGCCAGTCCTTTACGTCATTCGCTGGTGGTAAACCATATGCCGATCACCGAGCAGCAGTTGCTGCAGATCCTCCCGAACGCCGGTCGCCAAGCTGGTGTTTTTGCCCCCGCACTGAATACAGCCATGAGCCGGTTCGGGATAGTGACCATCAAGCGCATTGCGGCCTTTATCTCCCAGATCGGGGAGGAGTCGCAGCAACTGACACGCCTGGTGGAAAACCTTAGTTACAGCGCCGATGAGCTGCTCAAGGTCTGGCCCTCTCACTTCGACTTTGTACGGGCCACTGCCTGCGCCCATAAACCTGAGCAGATCGCCAACATCGTCTACGCCGCACGCATGGGCAATACAGCAGCGGACGACGGCTGGAAATACCGTGGTCGGGGTTTGATTCAGGTCACCGGCAAGACCAACTACGCCGCGTGCGGCGATACTTTGGGTATTG